AATTGAGCGGCATAACCTGAATCTGAGGCAGCACCTGGCACGGCTGGGACGGAAGTCGCTGTCGTTCTCAAAATCGGTGGAGCTGCATGACAAAGTCATCGGGCATTATCTGAACATAAAACACTATCAATAAGTTGGAGTCATTACCCCCACAACACCATTCTTGAAAACTAATACGCCAGTGTCTTCTATTAGTTTTGCCACTTTAGAAAAATAGCTCTCAAAAGTGACATTTTTTATCTCTTTTTGTATATCAAAATGTATTGTGTTTGCTATGTCTGTAGCAACAACCTTATAATTTAATTTTCTATTAAATTTAAATTTACCAATAAAATCGAGTGGATCATCATTACCATTTTCTCTTAAATAGTCTTTGTACCACTCAAGTTTATATTCTATATCATAGTAAACATCAAAAAAATCTTTTCCTAACTCACGGCTATTTATAGCTTGCCTTAAGTCAGGGATCTTGGGTTTGGCTGGAGTTGGTGGCGTTTCAAGAAATAAAAAACCGAAAGGGATTCCTCCAATTTTTGCCAGTTTTTCTGCTGCGGATTTACTTACCACTCCGTTAAGAAATTTATTAATCTTTTTGGGCATGACTTGGTCAGCAAGAGTTTCGATAGAAACTCCTTGAGAATTTGCTATCCAATCAATCATCTTCCTAGACAATTGAAATTCAACCGCTGCCATGTTATCACCTAGTTAAAAAAACCTATTATTCAACAATTATTGTTGTGCACCTGATAGCTAACGTCAAGCCTAATTTATTGCCTTACTACAGTAAGCTGAAAAGCGAAGTGCATAATTTTGTTCTGATTTCTACCCATGCTTTCTATATGTCTGCGGCATGCTCCCGATGACTTTCCCGAAGATGAACACGCGGTTCATCTCGTCTTTCTCGATCGGGTCCCACGGTGAGTAGCTCTTGTTATCAGAGATAACCAGCAGCTTATCCTTCATCATTTGCAGGCGTTTTACATGGGCGGTGTCGTCATACAGAAACGCATAGATACCATCACCGTCGAAAGATTTAACCGTGATATCAACGAACAGCAGATCACCTGGTTCGATCGTTCCTGACATGCTGTCACCACGCACGTTAATGATGCGGATATTTTCCGCCTTCCTGCCATCGAACATGTGACGAGCATCGTCAAACGAGTATTCAACCGAGCGTAGAACTTCTACAAACTCACGGTTGATTACACCCGGCCCGGCACTGACTTCTATATCAAGAACGTCAATTTTGAAGTATTTGGAATGGCTGATAGCAGGCTTCCCTGATTGTTGACCGTCATTTCTCATCGGGCCTATGCCTGAAGAGAGCCATTCTGTTCGAACACCCAATGCATTAGCTATTTCAACAATTTTTGTTGAGCCGCGCGCGTTGCCGCTTGTCAGTCTCCAGATTGTGGGTTGAGCTACGCCAGACGCCTTTGCAAGAGCGCCTTGAGACATTCCAGATTGTTCCATCGCTAGATTTAAGCGATCAGCAAGAGTTTCTTTTTTCATAAGTTTTAATTTATACGCTTGCGTATTGATGGTCAAAACACGTTTTGCTATTGCTTGGATTAATACGCATTGCTATTATTCATTCATTGCAATACCAATAGGAATTGATAATGACAAATCAAACCATTCAACTCGCAATCAGTATTACAGGTAGTCAAAAACGACTGGCAGATCTATGCGGTGTAGCCCAACCCACAGTTTGGCGTTGGCTACACGGTGGCGGAATTGATGCCCGCTATGTAATGAAAATTGTCTCAGCCACTGGTGGAAAGATTAAACCAGCAGATATTCGTCCCGACCTCGCACCATTGTTTAACGCGAGTAATTCTGCCGCCTAAACTGCGGCGTTAACTGATAAGGCAATGACTATGCAACCACTTACATACCAACAGACTAGCGGATTTAGCCCGACTGCGGTGATAAATCGTTCTCAAACAAAACAGGTGCCAGGCCACGAAAAAATCCGTGATGCCGTCCGCGCCTGGTCGGCTGCAGATAATCAGGATGTTGTTGCCGCACTCATTGTGAATGAGTATCGGGAGCAGGGCGGCGGCACCATCGATTTCCCTGATGATGTCAGCCGTGCACGCCAGAAGCTGTTCCGCTTCCTCGATAACAAATTCGATTCTGAAAAATACCGAAATAACGTGCGTGAACTGACCCCGGCAATTCTGGCGGTACTACCGCTGGAATATCGCGGTTACCTGGTTGAGCAGGATAGCTTCATGACTCGGTTGGCTGAAATGGAAAAGGAACTCAGTGAGGCAAAACAGGCTGTCATTCTCAACGCACCACGCCACCAGAAACTGAAGGAGATGAGTGAAGGTATTGTGTCGATGTTTCGTGTGGACCCGGATCTGGCTGGTCCATTGATGGCGATGGTTACCACCATGTTGGGGGCAATATGACAGGTTTAAAAATGGCGAAAGTCGGTCTGCGGGAACAGAACCGACTTTCAGGTGCAAATCGTAACACACTCATTGCGGGAGGAATTATGGCAAACACTGCTGAGATATTCAATTTTCCTGTGCCGGATGCGGCACAAAAGGAGCCGCGCGTGGCAGATCTCGATGATGGTTATACGCGCATTGCAAATGAGTTGCTGGAAGCTGTAATGCTGGCCGGATTAACACAGCACCAGCTTCTGGTCTTCCTGGCTGTCATGCGCAAAACATATGGCTTTAATAAAAAACTGGATTGGGTGAGCAACGAGCAACTTTCCGAGTTGACCGGGATATTGCCGCACAAGTGTTCTGCTGCAAAAAGTGTTCTGGTAAAGCGTGGGATTTTTATTCAGAGCGGGCGGAATATAGGCATTAATAATGTGGTCAGTGAATGGTCAACATTACCCGAATCAGGTAAGAAAAATAAAGTTTACCTGAAAGAGGTAAATTTACCTGAATCAGGTAAGAAAAGTTTACCCAAATCAGGTAAAGGCACTTACCCGAATCAGGTAAACACAAAAGACAAACTAACAAAAGACAATATAAAACCTTATTCGTCCGAGAATTCTGGCGAATCCTCTGACCTGCCAGAAAACGACCTTCCTGTGGTGAAAGCGGATGCTGCGATTCAGAACGGCAGCAAGTGGGGGACAGCAGAAGACCTGACCGCCGCAGAGTGGATGTTTGACATGGTGAAGACCATCGCGCCATCAGCCAGAAAACCGAATTTTGCAGGGTGGGCTAACGATATCCGTCTGATGCGTGAACGTGATGGACGTAACCACCGCGACATGTGTGTACTGTTCCGCTGGGCCTGCCAGGACAACTTCTGGTCCGGTAACGTGCTGAGTCCGGCCAAACTCCGCGACAAGTGGACCCAGCTCGAAATCAACCGAAACAAGCAACAGGCTGGCGTGACAGCCGGCAAACCAAAACTCGACCTGACAAACACAGACTGGATTTACGGGGTGGATCTATGAAAAACATCGCCGCACAGATGATTAACTTTGACCGTGAGCAGATGCGCCGGATCGCCAACAACATGCCGGAACAGTACGACGAAAAGCCGCAGGTACAGCAGGTAGCGCAGATCATCAACGGTGTATTCAGCCAGTTGCTGGCAACTTTCCCTGCGAGCCTGGCTAACCGTGACCAGAACGAACTGAACGAAATTCGCCGCCAGTGGGTTCTGGCTTTCCGGGAAAACGGGATCACCACAATGGAACAGGTTAACGCTGGAATGCGCGTAGCCCGTCGGCAGAATCGACCATTCCTGCCATCACCCGGGCAGTTTGTCGCCTGGTGCCGGGAAGAAGCATCCGTTACCGCCGGGCTGCCAAACGCCAGCGAGCTGGTTGATATGGTTTACGAGTATTGCCGGAAGCGCGGGCTGTATCCGGATGCAGAGTCTTATCCGTGGAAATCAAACGCGCACTACTGGCTGGTTACCAACCTGTATCAGAACATGCGGGCCAATGCGTTGACTGACTCGGAATTACGGCGCAAGGCTGCCGATGAACTTGCCCATATGACTGCGAGAATTAACCGTGGTGAGGCTATACCTGAACCAGTAAAACAACTTCCTGTCATGGGCGGTAGACCTCTAAATCGTGCACAGGCTCTGACGAAGATTGCAGAAATCAAAGCTAAGTTCGGACTGAAAGGAGCCAGTGTATGACGGGAAAAGAAGCAATTATTCATTACCTGGGGACGCATAAGAGCTTCTGTGCGCAGGACGTTGCTGCGGTAACAGGCGCAACAGTAACCAGCATAAATCAGGCTGCGGCTAAAATGGCGCGGACAGGAATCTTAGTTATTGATGGTAAGGTCTGGCGAACGGTGTATTACCGGTTCGCTACCAAGGAAGAACGGGAAGGAAAGGTGAGCACGAATCTGATTTTCAAGGAGTGTCGCCAGAGTGCCGCGATGAAGCGGGTGTTGGCATTTTATCGCGGCAATTTTCAATAGACTATGTACATAAAAATATCATTTTTTTAATACATGTCTAATTATTGGACGAAATTGGTTTTTGCTTTGGTTTAGTTAGCCTAGCAATCAAGCCAGAGGCAATAATGATGATCCAAGCAATTTGATGCAATGCTACTCCAATATAAGAACCTTTATAGATAATAAAGGCATAGATCGCTAGAAACGAAATAAATATCCATAACGAAAGTTGATAAATTTTGGCGCGCATATTTAATCCAATCAATCAGAAAGACGAGTAATCATAGAGGTACTATCACCCGGGTAACTATTGCTATTATGAACGGATAGGATAGAGGCTTCAATAACATATGCATCAAGTATGATGGAATATGTAGATGAAAATGACTTGTGTCAAATTTGTGGAAATGAGTACCATGTTTCTCTGAAATTGATGTCGTTAATGGCTAGTGATAGTGAACTTTTTTACTTTATAATTCCTTTGGTTATAACAATAAGGTAAATTTATGAAGAAGATAATATTATTAGCCATGATTATTGGTTCTTTAACAGGTTGCGCTAGTGTGCCACCATTGAATTTTTCAACACCTAACGTGGGAGTTAGCCAGAAAAAAATAGATGCTGAAATTAAGTCATTAACGGTATCACTTGCTCGTCCAGATGAGCAGAAAGGGGATATCACTGCTGGTATGGAGGCTATAACTCCAATTTGGCGTGAATCTTTGCAGGAAGCACTCGACCGAATGACTATTTTTCGTGATAGTTCACCAAATACGGTTAGCTTAAATGTTAAAGTGTTGGCTCTTGACGTTCCTGCTTTTGGTGTTTCAATGACAACTAAAGCAATTGCAAGGTATGAAATAATCAACCGTGCGAATGGTGATATTATATATACGCAGGATATTGAGTCTACCGGTACTGTTCCAGCCAGTTACGCATTCTACGGTATTGTTCGAGCACGCGAATCTGTTAATCGCGCGGTGCAAAACAACATAACGCAGTTCTTGCAAGCATTAGAAAGTGTTGATCTTTCTCGTCCAATGTTTCCTGTTAGGGTAGCTAAATGAAGCGATTATTCGTAATTGCTCCACTCTTAGTGTTGGTTGGATGCGCACAAAATATATCGCCAAATAATTATTCTGTTGGCTCTGTGGGCATGGTTAATCGAACTATCGCTGGTACAGTTATTAGTGCCAGGGGGGTTGATATCAGTGGGACTTCCGCGTTAGGCGGGACTGCTGGGGCTGCCGTGGGGGCAACCGCTGGTTCTGCGCTTGGTGGGGGAGTTCGTTCTAATATCGTTGGTGCCGTTGGTGGTGCAGTCATTGGTGGTATTGCCGGGGCAGCAATCGAATCTTCAGTAACAAAACAAACAGGCATGGAATATGTTGTCGAAACTGAGAATGGGAATTTAATGACCATTGTTCAAGGCAAAGATCCGTTATTTACTCAAGGAAGTAAGGTCCTTGTTTTATACGGAAACTCTTCTCGCATAATAACAGACCCGCGTCACTAACATACCTTTTGATTTTGTAAAATCAATTCGTAATAATAAAGTCATCGGAGCTTGAACAACTCCGGTGACTTCTGCGCTAAACGGGGACGTTTATGCGCACATACAATCCAAACTCTCTTCTCCCTTCACAGATGCAGAAATGCACCTGCGATTTTTTGCATCCAGCGTCTGACCTCTGCGGAGGTGAAGCGTGAACCTACCACAAGATGGCATCAAACTGCATCGCGGTAACTTCACCGCTATCGGCCAGCAGATCCAGCCTTATCTGGAGGACGGAAAATGCTTTCGCATGGTGCTTAAACCGTGGCGTGAGAAACGCAGTCTTTCCCAGAATGCACTCAGCCACATGTGGTACAGCGAAATCAGTGAATACCTCATCAGCAGGGGGAAATCGTTCGCTACCGCAGCATGGGTAAAAGATGCTCTCAAACACACATACCTCGGTTATGAAACCAAGGACCTGGTTGATGTCGTAACCGGCGAAATCACTACTATCCAGTCGTTACGCCATACTTCCGATCTTGATACCGGAGAGATGTATGTCTTCCTGTGTAAGGTTGAAGCCTGGGCGATGAATATTGGCTGCCACCTGACTATTCCGCAGAGCTGCGAGTTCCAGCTGCTGCGCGACAAGCAGGAGGCGTAATGGCTACACCGCTTATTCGTGTCATGAACGGACACATCTACAGAGTACCAAATCGTCGTAAGCGTAAGCCTGAGCTGAAGCCATCCGAAATACCAACACTGCTCGGATATACCGCTAGCCTGGTTGATAAAAAATGGTTGCGACTGGCAGCAAGGAGGAATCATGGCTGATTTGAGAAAAGCAGCGCGTGGTCGGGAATGCCAGGTAAGAATCACTGGCGTATGTAATGGCAACCCTGAAACGTCTGTACTGGCACATATCCGGCTGGCTGGATTGTGCGGCACCGGTATTAAACCGCCAGACCTTATTGCCACCATTGCCTGTTCTGCCTGTCACGACGAAATCGACCGCCGCACGCATTTTGTCGATGCTGAGTACGCAAAAGAATGCGCGCTGGAAGGTATGGCGAGAACGCAGGTTATCTGGCTGAAAGAGGGGGTAATCAAGGCGTGAATACTTACCACATCACACTACCCTGGCCTCCGAGCAATAACCGCTATTACCGCCATAATCGCGGGCGCACACACATCAGCGCAGAAGGGCAGGCATACCGCGATAACGTCACCCGAATCATTAAAAACGCAATGCTGGATATCGGCCTGGCTATGCCAGTGAAAATCCGTATTGAGTGCCACATGCCGGATCGCCGTCGCCGTGACCTGGATAATCTGCAAAAGGCCGCTTTTGACGCACTCACCAAAGCAGGTTTCTGGCTGGATGATGCTCAGGTCGTTGATTACCGCGTTGTGAAGATGCCTGTTACCAAAGGTGGGAGGCTGGAACTGACCATCACCAAAATGGGGAATGAATGATGTTTGAGTCTTATATGGCAGAGCGTCTTCGCCGCCGCTGGGTGCGCCTGCGCTTATATCGTTTTCCTGGTTCTGTTTTGACCGATTACCGGATACTGAAGAATTACGCCAAAACCCTGACAGGAGCAGGAGTATGAAGTCAGAGATAACAATCAACTAATACTATTTTGTTGATTTTTGCTTGTAATTGGCGTTCTGGTCTGATTTTTGTGGAGTAAGTTGATGCGTGATATTCAGATGGTTCTTGAGCGTTGGGGAGCGTGGGCGGCTAATAATCATGAAGATGTGACCTGGTCGTCCATTGCCGCCGGTTTTAAGGGATTAATTACTTCAAAAGTAAAATCTCGCCCGCAATGTTGTGACGATGACGCGATGATCATTTGCGGGTGCATGGCCCGTCTGAAAAAGAACAACAGCGATTTGCACGATTTATTAGTAGATTATTATGTAGTCGGTATGACATTCATGTCACTGGCAGGTAAGCATTGCTGCTCTGATGGTTATATCGGGAAAAGGTTACAGAAGGCTGAGGGTATAATTGAAGGGATGTTAATGGCATTAGATATCCGGTTAGAGATGGATATCGTTGTTAATAACTCTAATTAATATGCCAGTTGTTTACTAAAAGTTATTAAAAATGGGGCGTTGCAACGCCCCCAAAAATAAAGGGTAATATATAACAGAAGGTTTATATAGTTAGAAGCAAGGTTGTGCTCCTAAAGGAAGTGGCTTGAGGGAGCCACTTATATGTTGGGGAGGCAAAGCCTCCCGCAACATATCTTTTTCGTAATCAGATTAGAACTGATACACCAGACCTACAGCGACGATGTCGTCGGTATCAATACCAGCTGTTTTGGTAAACTTACTATCGTCAATTAAGTTGATTTTGTAATCAACAAAAGTGGACATGTTTTTATTAAAGTAGTAAGTAGCACCGACATCGACATACTTGACTAAGTCTCGGTCACCATGAACACCAAGGTCTTTACCTTTTGACTGAAGGTAAGCAACAGATGGTCGCAGACCGAAGTCAAACTGATATTGTGCTACTGCTTCAAAGTTTTGTGCTTTGTTTGCAATATGGTTATTACCAAAAACGGTCATATTCTGAGTTTCAGAATATGTGGTAGCCAGATAGATATTGTTCGCATCATATTTCAGGCCTGCAGCCCATACTTCCGCATTTTTGCCGGAGGCATTGAATTTGCTCTTACCATAGGCGACCTGACCGTCAGTGCGATCTGATTTAGCATAGGTTGCACCCACGCCGAATCCTTCATACTCATAAGTAGTGGAGAAACCGAAACCATCACCATTGGCTTCAGTTACGTCAGTGCGGTCATTTTTACCCTGATACTGAGCAGCAAAGTTCAGGCCATCGACCAGACCAAAGAAGTCGTTGTTACGATAGGTTGCAACACCAGTGGTGCGACCAGTCATGAACACATCTGTTTGGGTCCAGGTATCGCCACCGAATTCTGGCAGAACGTCAGTCCACGCACCGATGTCGTATGCTACACCGTAGTTACGGCCGTAATCGATTGAGCCGTAGTCACCGAATTTCAGGCCTGCAAATGCAAGACGGGTTTTGTCTTTGGAGGAACCTTGAGATTCAGCGCGGTTGCCTTTGAATTCATATTCCCACTGACCGAAACCAGTCAGTTGATCGTTGATTTGGGTTTCACCTTTGAAGCCAAGACGGGCATAAGTAGTATCACCATCATCTGCATCATTAGAGGAGAAGTAGTGCTTAGCATTAACTTTCCCGTACAGATCCAGCTTGTTACTGTCTTTATTATAAATTTCAGCTGCCTGAGCAGACATCGCCATCAGTACTGATGCAGCTACAGCAGAAATTGCCACTGTTAATTTTTTCATCGTGAGCCCTTTTTTTTGAACTATTATTAAAAAATGATGTCACTGCGCGATAAATATTCATCTAATCAATGTGATTATTTCAAGATGTAAGTTTTGGTTTCTCGTTTGATTTGTGAAGTAGATCTCTATTTTTATCTGAACTTTTTTCTATCGAATCCTATTCATGGCTCTTGGCTGAATAAAAATAAATCTATTAGCCAATTTATATTAACGGCTATTATTTATAAGTGCTCTATAATTTGAAGGTTCAATTTAAACCAGCTAAAAATAACACTGGAAATTATTTGTTGGTTATTTGTTGAGATTTGCTTATGTATTTGTAGTGGTGTTTTCAATACTCGGTAGCATTCTCGCAAATATCATTTAGTGGTTTACGTACGTAAAAAATTGGTTATGCTGTTAAGAGTGGTTACTTCGTCACACAGCTTAAACCCGCCGTCGAGCGGGTTTTTCCATTTTTTGAGTCTCGATATTAGCTGATAACCCAATACCTGAGTTATTCACTGACTCCGAGTCTGTTACGTTTCTGCTTTTTTGCGATACGTTGTATTCCCTCAATTTACACCCGCTTTGTCTGCGAGGTGGGGTTATGAAATCCATGGATAAGTTAACAACGGGTGTCGCCTATGGCACCTCAGCAGGTAGTGCCGGGTACTGGTTTTTACAGCTGCTAGATAAAGTCACGCCCTCACAGTGGGCGGCAATTGGAGTGCTGGGTAGCCTGGTATTTGGCCTGCTGACGTACCTGACAAACCTTTATTTCAAGATTAAAGAAGACAAGCGTAAGGCTGCACGGGGAGAGTAATTCAATGACTCAAAACTATGAACTGATTGTGAAAGGGATCCGCAATTTTGAGAATAAAGTTACGGTAACTTTAGCGTTACGGGACAAAAAACGCTTTGACGGTGAAATTTTTGACCTAGACATCTCGCTGGACCGTGTTGAAGGTGCCGCGCTGGAGTTTTATGAGGCAGCAGCCAGAAGGAGCATCAGACAGGTCTTCCTGGATGTTGCTGCCGGGTTATGTGAAGGGGATGAGCTGTCGCCGGAAAAGCGCCCCATAATTTTAGAGGCGCAGAATGTGTGGATAACCTACAAAGGAAAGCTACCGGGAAGAATTACTGGTTCTCTGAAGACTCCGCCGAAATGGTAATTTCACCAGCATATTTTTCTTCCAGTAATACCGCCAGCCACTTGAAAGAATTTTGTTGTTGCTGGGACCATTTGGGGTTGAGTGATTCAAGCTGGAGCGATGCCAGTGTTGGTTGCATTTGTTCCTTGGGAATTGAGAATGCCAGATATGAAAATGCGACAGTAAGGGCATTTACATCATCCCGAAGCCTGGAAATGCAGTCGAGCAACTCCTGTAGAGAAATGGTGCTATTGTCCATAAACAATCCTCTCTATTGTATTTAACTATTCCTTGCCTGATTCAACAGGCCGGGACAGATAAACATATCCAGGGTTCAGAAACCGATAAATCCTGATAAATATCCATGAACGCAAAAATCAGATACGGCCTGTCGGCTGCCGTTCTGGCACTGATTGCCGTCGGTGCGCCTGCGCCTGATATTCTCGACCAGTTTCTGGATGAAAAAGAAGGTAACCACACAACGGCATACCGCGATGGTTCCGGCATCTGGACCATCTGTCGGGGTGCCACGGTGGTGGATGGAAAACCCGTTTTTCCCGGTATGAAACTGTCGAAGGAAAAATGCGACCAGGTTAACGCCATTGAACGGGATAAGGCGCTGGCATGGGTGGAGCGCAATATTAAAGTGCCACTGACCGAACCACAGAAAGCGGGTATCGCGTCATTTTGTCCCTATAACATTGGCCCCGGTAAGTGTTTCCCGTCGACGTTTTATAAGCGGCTGAATGCCGGTGATCGTAAAGGTGCATGCGAGGCGATTCGCTGGTGGATAAAAGATGGTGGGCGCGATTGCCGCATACGTTCAAATAACTGCTATGGACAGGTTATTCGTCGTGACCAGGAAAGCGCATTAGCCTGTTGGGGGATAGATCAGTGAGCAGAGTCGCCGCGATTATTTATGCTCTGGTTATCTGCATCATCGTCTGCCTGTCATGGGCTGTTAATCATTACCGTGATAACGCAATCGCCTACAAAGAGCAGCGCGATAACAAGGCCAGTGAACTGGAGAAGGCGAACGCCACCATCGCTGACATGCGGAAGCGTCAACGTGATGTAGCAGAACTCGACGCAAGATACACAAAGGAGCTTGCTGATGCTAACGCGACTATCGAAAGTCTCCGTGCTGATGTTTCTGCTGGGCGTAAGCGCCTGCAAGTCGCCGCCACCTGTGCAAAGTCAACGACCGGAGCCAGCGGCATGGGCGATGGAGAAAGCCCAAGACTTACAGCAGATGCTGAACTCAATTATTACCGTCTCCGAAGTGGAATCGACAGGATAACCGCGCAGGTTAACTACCTGCAGGAGTACATCAGGACGCAATGTCTGAAATAATTTTTTTGCAAATCACAAAGTCCATTTAATGAGCCTCGCGATGCGGGGCTTTTTTGCAATAAATGCGTACCGCAACGCATGTTTTTTTTACACCGAACCTGCCCCTTTGGAATGGGCCTTTGAGGATACCAGTTAGTGCTGGCGAGCCTCGGTGGGCTGGTTTCCTGTGCGGCAAAGGTTCATTTCAAATGGTAGGTAAACGTTATGAATATCGTGCCACTTAATTACAAAGGTGAAATTGTCAGTTTCAACACTGATGGTTGGATCAACGTCACAGGTGTTGCTGAGAGATTTGGGAAACGCATTGATAACTGGATGCGTTTGGCAGAAACGCTTGAATACGTTCGTGCTTTAGACGAAGCGTTGACCGGGAAAGAATCTCAAATTTTACATCCCTCACAATCGAGGTATGTAAAAACCAGCAAGGCACGAAAGGACAGGGGTGGTGGTACGTGGCTACATCCAAAACTTTCAGTTGCATTTGCCCGTTGGTGTGATGCTCGTTTTGCTGTGTGGTGCGACCTGCACATTGATAGTCTGCTTCGCGGTGAACTGACTGAGCAGCAGAAATATGAGCAAGCATGTCGCATTCGCGATGACCGGAAATCAAAAGCCAGCAATGGGGCAAGAGAGATGGCTCGCTGGCGATGGGATAAGCCGGTTATTGAAGCAAATGTTGAGTACTGGCGCGAGCAACTGCAGTTGACTCTCGATATCGCGTGCTGATGGCAAACGCAAAACGTAACCGGCTCATTTAAACCGTCTGGTCTGTTTCCTCCGGCTCTACAAAAATAATGTCCATCATTTTTAATGGACAC